TTCTTAAAAGTGTATGAAGAAAGTAATGCCATTGCTACTGGCAAAGTAACTACAAATAAGCCTGAAACTCAAAAATCTAATGATGAAGAACCTGCTGAAAAGGAAGAACCAAGAAGCAGAAGGACAAGAAGGGTAAGGGAGGAACCTGCTGAAGAAGTTGAACAAAATGAAGGGGATTTTTCAGCCCAAAAAGTTCAAGAAACTGAACCACAGGTTGCGGATGCTGAAGCCCCTGAAGAAGCAACAGAAGAACTAGCGGAAGAAAAGCCTGTAAGAAGAACAAGGAAAAAGAGGGGTGAATAACAATGAAGTTCAAAATGAATGCAGATGACTTAAAGTATTTAATGAATGTATGTAAATTTGCAATTGATAAAAGTGGTGTAAGACCAGCATTGCAAATGATTCATTGCAACTTTGGAGAAAGGACAATTACAGGAACAACTTTAGATGGTTATAGGATGCACAGGGTAACAGTTCCATGTGACCATGAAGAACTTGAAGGTAAAGAATGTTTTTTACCATTTATAAAAGTACCTTCTAAAATTAAGTATGTAATCGTTGAAGTTGCGGATGAAGAAGTAACTTATGACTTTCTTACAGAAAAGAAAGTTTTGAAAAAATATAATGGTGAATTTCCAAATATATCAGATGTTATACCAAAAGATGAACCACAATTTGAAATTTCAGCTAATCCAAAATATTTGAAAGATGCTATGGATGCTTTTAAGAGTGAACAGTTAGTAACTTTACAATTCCATGGTGAAACAAAACCAATTATTGTGAAATCCCCAATGGGTAACTTTGCGTTAATTATGCCAATAAGGAATAAAAAATATTAATTTGAAAGGAAGGTATGTAAAATGGCTAATATTTGGGAAAAGTTTGATAAGGCGATTGATGTTGAAGGTTTGCAAAAGGATATTCAGGAAGCAGCGGAAAATGGTGCCAACTTCAGGGAAGTTCCACATGGTGAATATGAAGTAAAGATTGAAAAACTTGAACTGGTAGAATCCAAAGCTGGTGACCCAATGGTTAGCTGCTGGATGAAAGTTCTTGCCGGTGAGTACAAAGGCAGCATGATTTTCATGAACCAAGTTATTACTAAAGGCTTTCAAATTCACATTGTCAATGAGTTTTTAAGAAGCCTGGATTCAGGACTGGAAGTTGAATTTAAGACATATAAGCAATATGGTCAGCTTCTCATGGATATTCATGAAGCAATTGATGGAAAGCTTGAATATGGTTTGAAATACGGTGAAGGCAAAAAAGGCTTCAGCACTTATGAAATCACTGATGTTTGGGAAGTTGAGTAATTAATGTATGGTGGGGATGTAATTAAATTTACATCCCCAATTTCCTCACACTTCAACCTATATGGAAAGGAAGTGATAAAGTGTTATTTTATGACTTTGAAGTTTTCAAATATGATTGGTTGGTTGTAATCATTGATGTTACTAATAAAAAAGAATATGTAATTGTCAATGATGTGGAAAAGCTTCAGGAAGTTTATGAAGATAATAAACATGATATTTGGGTTGGATACAATTCAAGAACTTATGACCAATATATTTTGAAAGCTTTGTTATGTGGTTTTGATGCAAAGAAAATAAATGATTATATCATTGTTCAAGGAAAACCAGGATGGAAGTTTTCAAGCTTATTAGCCAAAATTCCTTTGAATAACTATGACATCATGACCAGTTTTCATGGTTTAAAACAGCTTGAAGGGTTTATGGGGAATAACATTAAAGAAAGTTCAGTTCCATTTGATATTGATAGAAAACTTACACCTGAAGAAATTGAAGAAACCGTTAAATATTGCCGGCATGATGTAGAACAAACAATTGAAGTGTTTATCCAAAGAAAAGAAGAATTTGAAAGCCATTTATCACTTATTAAAGCTTTCAAACTTCCATTAGCTTATATATCAAAGACTAAAGCACAGCTTGCAGCAATAATTCTTGGTGCAACAAAGAAGAATCATAATGATGAATTTGACATTGAATTCCCTGATACATTAAGAATTCAAAAATATAAAGAAGTTCTTAACTGGTACAAGAACCCATTAAACAGGGATTACAAAAAAGAATTAAATATCAATGTTGCCGGTGTTCCACATACATTTGCTTGGGGTGGACTGCATGGTGCAAGAAATAAATATCATGGTGAAGGTTATTTTTTAAGTATTGACGTGGCTTCTTATTATCCAGCATTGATGATTGAATACAATTTCATCAGTAGAAATATTTCAGACCCATCCAAGTATAGAAGAATCAGGGATAAGAGATTGCAGCTAAAGGCAGAAAAGAACCCAATGCAATTACCATATAAGATTGTTCTTAATTCAACCTATGGTGCAATGAAAGATAAGAACAATGATTTGTATGACCCAAGGCAAGCTAACAATGTTTGTGTTGGTGGACAGCTTCTATTACTTGACCTGATAGAAATGCTTGAAGACCACTGCCAATTGATTCAATCCAATACAGATGGCTTGATTGTTAAACTTCATAGTATTGATGATTATGAATTGATTGATGACATCTGCTGGGAATGGGAACAAAGAACCAGAATGCAGCTTGAATTTGAACTTTATAAAAAGATATTCCAAAAGGATGTAAACAACTATATTATTGTTGATTTTGATGGTAATTACAAGTCAAAAGGGGCTTATGTTAAAAAGCTTGATAATTTGGATTATGACCTTCCAATTGTTAATAAGGCTATCAAAGAATATTTATTGAATAATGTACATCCTGAAGTAACAATAAACAATTGCAATGAATTGAAGGAATTTCAGAAGATAGTAAGAGTTAGTAACAAATATATGTATGCTTTATACAATCCAAAGGTCACAGAAGAAAAAGTTCGGGATAATGATGGAAAGCTGAAAACAATAAAAGTCTTCACAGGGGGTGAAATCCAAAAAGAAAAAACATTCAGGGTATTTGCTTCAAAATTACCTTCAGACGGTGGAATATACAAGGTCAAAAGTCATGATAAAAACCCTGAAAAATTTGCTGATACACCTGAAAATTGTTTTTTCATCAATGAAGACATAAATGGTATGAAAATACCGGATAAACTTGATAAAAACTGGTATATTGAACTGGCAAAGAAAAGGCTTGAAGATTTCGGGGTGGTTTTATGACTAAAGATTATTTAAACAATACTTGAAAGGGGGTGCAGTTGACACATGCAATTATTCAAAGGATATGTTGAAACAAAGAACAAAAAATGCATAGAAAAATTCAAAGGTAAACATAATCTGAAAACCCTTGAACAAGTTCAACAGCTTCCTGAATATGCAGGTATTCTTGGTGATGAAACCATTTTAATAGATATTGATGATTTTGAAAGCAGTGAAATCTTATTTAAAATGGTAAAAGATTTAAAGCTTCAATGCCGGATTTATAAAACCACCAGGGGCAAACATTTCTTGTTTAAAAATAAAGGTGTTACATCTAATAAGACAAAATGCAAGCTGGCTATTGGTTTAACTGCTGATATAAAACTTGGAAGTAAAAATTCATATTCAATACTGAAGTTCAACGGTAAGGAACGTGAAATTCTTTATGATGTTGATGAATCAAATATTCAAGAACTTCCAATTTGGTTGACACCGGTTAGAAATAATTTTGAGTTCTTGGAAATGGAAGCTGGTGATGGTAGAAATCAAAGCTTATTCAACTATATTCTAACTTTACAATCTGCGGATTTTACAGTTGAAGAAGCAAGGGAAACAATCAGGTTAATAAACAAATATGTTTTAAAAGAACCATTGAAGGATTCTGAACTTGAAACAATACTTCGGGATGATGCTTTCAAAAAGCCAATATTCTTCAAAGGAACAACCTTTTTATTTGATAAGTTTGCAATTTATATGAAAAACAACAACCATATCATCAAGATAAATAATCAACTTCATATATACAAAGATGGAATTTATGTTGATGGTGCTGCTGAAATTGAAGCAGAAATGATTAAACATATACCAAACTTAAACAGAGCAAAAAGAAATGAAGTGTTGGCATACTTAAATATTTTAATAAGGGATAATGTACCTGAATCCAGTGCAAACTTAATTGCCTTTAAGAATGGGGTGTATAACCTGGTTGATGATACCTTTATGGATTTCTCACCAAACTACATCATAACAAATAAAATTAATTGGTGCTATAATCCTGAAGCCTATTCAGAATTAGTTGATAAAACCTTGAACAAAATTGCTTGCCATGATAAAGAAATCAGAATGCTTCTTGAAGAAGTCATTGGTTATTGCTTTTACAGAAGAAATGAACTTGGTAAAGCATTTATTCTAATTGGTGATAAAAGCAACGGTAAATCAACTTTCCTGGATATGGTCAAAACCTTGTTGGGTGACAACAATATTTCATCACTGGACTTAAAAGAACTTGGTGAACGGTTCAAAACTGCTGAATTGTTCGGAAAACTTGCCAATATAGGTGATGATATAGGTGATGAATTTATTGCCAATGCAGCAGTATTTAAGAAGCTGGTTACCGGTGACAGAATCAATGTTGAACGGAAAGGGCAAGACCCATTTGACTTCAATAATTATTCCAAGATGTTGTTTTCAGCTAACAACATTCCCAGGATTAAAGATAAAACAGGGGCAGTTCAAAGAAGGCTGGTCATTATTCCTTTTGATGCAAAGTTCAGTGTAAATGACCCTGATTATAGACCATATATAAAATATGAACTGCGACAACAAGAGTGTATGGAATATTTAGTTTTGCTTGGCATCCAAGGTTTAAAAAGAGTTCTGAAGAATAGGCAGTTTACAAAGTCAGTCAGGGTTGAAAAAGAACTTGAAGAATATGAAGAATCAAATAATCCAATCATTGGGTTCTTCAAAGAAGTTGGTGAAGATGAAATTGAAAATGAACCAACTAAAGATGTTTATAAGCGATACCAGGAATATTGCCTTGCTAATAGTCTTCAACCATTAAGTAATATTGAGTTTTCAAAGCAAGTTAAAAAAAGATTCAACTTTGAAATTGTTGATAAAAAAATCAACGGTATAAAGTACAGAATTTTTGTAAAGGGAAAGGATGATGAATATGCAAGATAATTGTGTTTGCTGCGGTGAATATGTTCCTGAAGGAAGGCAAGTTTGCAAAAATTGTGAAGAAGGAAGCAGCATTAAAGATAGTGGGAACAGAACACTCTTTAAGACAGGTGCAGTTCGTGATATACACAGAGGAAAAGGAAGATATGATTTGCTTCCCTGGGATGCTATTCATGAATTAGCAATTCATTGTGAAGAAGGAGCTTTGAAATATGGTGAAAGGAATTGTGAAAAAGGTATCCCAATCCATAGTTTGATTGATTCAGCAATCAGGCATCTTTCCTGCTATATGCGTGGTATGAAGGATGAACCACATTTAAGGGCTGCCATGTGGAATATTGCTTTTGCTATCTGGATGGAAAAGAATAAACCTGAAATGCAAGATATACCAACAAGAAAGGAAGATGGTCATGAAAATAATAAAACCAAGTGTTGAAATCATAGATTCCTTTGATGGACAAGATGTCATTAAGAAACTTGAAAGATGCGGAAGGGTTTGTTACAAGTCAGAAAGCAAAATTACTAATGATTCATCTTATAAGTTTATTGAAAATATCATTAAACGTGGGCATGAATCAGTGTTGGAACATTTCAGCTTTTCAGTAAAGTTTATATGCGACAGAGGAATATCACATGAAATTGTTCGCCATAGAATAGCATCTTATTCCCAAGAATCAACCAGGTATTGTAATTACAGCAAAGATGATTTTGGCAGTGAAATAACAGTAATTGAACCTTGCTTTTTAGTTCCTGGAACAAAAGCTTATACTGATTGGCATACTTTATGCTTAAATGCTGAAATAGCTTATTTTAATATGTTAGATTGGGGATGCACACCACAGGAAGCAAGGGTTGTTCTTCCAACCAGTTTAAAAACTGAACTTGTAATGACAGCAAATATTAGAGAATGGCGACATTTCTTAAAGTTAAGAACTTCACCTGCTGCACATCCTCAAATGAAAGAAGTTGCCGGTTTGCTTCTGAAAGAATTGAAGGTAAAAATTCCAGTTGTATTTGATGATATTGGGGGTGTAGTTTGATGGGTGACAAGAGAAATCCAAAGTATAATCAAAGCGGATGTGCTGACCCAACAGCTTATGAAGCAATTAGTCAAGTGATTAAAGAGGAAACAGAACTTGATAAAAAGGTTCATAATTTGATAAATGTTTTAAAGTTTATTATTGATTGGGCTGGTTTTGAACTTATAAGCAGAATTGAAATAAGAGATAAGAAAACAAGAAAGGAGTTCAAATGATGAAAAGGACTTATGTTGTTAGTAAAGATGAAAAATCAGGTTTATGGTATGCACATATGGTTGGTTTTCCTTGGATTCCAGTTTGGGGAAGTTTTAGCAAAAGTAAAAGAGCAGCACAAAAGGTTGCAGCCAATATGATGTGTTTATCATTAAAAGAATATTTACAACTTCGTTCATAATTTTTTTAACCCTAAAGGTTCAAGAAATTGAAAATTAAGTTTCAAAACTTGAAAGGAAGGTGTTTGTTCATGCTATCAATGGAAGATAGGATACAAAACTTTGAAAGCATGATGGGAAAGTTCATTCCAACTGAATTCATTGATTGGTTAAAGGAAAACAATTTCTTCATAGCACCGGCATCCAGTAATCATCATGGAAATTATGAAGGTGGATTGTTTGACCATTGTTATGCAGTTGCTGAAATTTTGAAGCAGCTTACTAAAGCAAACCGGTTGAAGTGGGAAAATCCAAGGTCACCTTTTATAGTTGGAATGTTTCATGATTTATGCAAGATTGATAATTATATCAGGGTTATTGATGAACCAGGCGTTGAAATGTTTGGTGGAGAAGTTAAAGGAAGGACTTATAAATTTGAGTATAACAAGGATTTCTTGATTCCCGGTCATGGGGAAAAGTCAGTTATTTACCTGGCGCAACACATGAAGTTGACACCTGAAGAAGTAATGTGCATCAGATGGCATATGGGGGCTTTTGATGAAAAGGAAAATTGGCAGTATTACAGCAGGGCAGTCAATAAATATCCTAATGTTCTTTGGACACATACAGCAGATATGATTGCTTCGCAAATAATGGGGGTGTAGTAATGGAAGAAATTAAGGTTGAAGAAATTCATGAAATATTAAAAACAACATTAACACTTATACAATACGTTGAATTGTTAGAATTGATGTTAAAAGATTGTGGACTATTAACGGTTCAAGATGAATGTAAAAGTTCAAGATAAGTTCAAGATGAAAAATATAATCTTGAACCGTTAAAAACCTTTATATAATGCAGCTTTAAGGTTATCGGTTCAAGATGGTTCAAGATGAATTTAATTTCTTTATATATTTAATATCATTTTATTATATAACATTAATAATAAAAAAATAT